GACCAATTTTGGATTGTTTAAAACAAATTCCTTATGCCACTTGGATTTGTACCTGGCTTAAAAGCTGGTATAATGGTAAAACTCAGTTTGGAGATTTACCACAAGATGATGCAGAGCTCCGTGAACGTTTAAAGAAAATGAACGCAGGTGATGAATTGTATGATGAGTTAGAAAAAGCAGCGGATCTTAATAAAGATTTGCGCACTCAGCTGAATAAAGATAAACTCAATAAGAGTAAAAAGAAGAAACCTGAAAAAGTCGATAATTTAGATGGTAGGGTTAAAAAGACAAAAGATGATGAAGAATTGGAAACCATACTTAAAGAAAGTAGTGAGGAGTACAAACTTCAACATGCAATGGAGGAAAAACGTAAACGGGTTATGTGGAAAATAGTTCCACGTGAGGACTCAACAGAGTATTTGTTGTGTTCCTGTAAAAGTAATTTAAAATGTACTCCCGTTTTAATAAAAAGTTTTAGTGAACATTTTCCCATCATATGGAAATTAAATCCAGGATCGATTTTATACAAAGGACAATACTTTGAAAATGTAGATCAGTTGATTTTCTTTGAATTTGAAAATAACGACTATCCCTCTACGGAAGAGTCGGATACAGAGTCTGGAGAAATACTTGAAGAAAGTAGTGATGAAAATGATGAGAGAGTACCAGTTGATCCTTTAGATCAAAATCCTGATGATTATAGTGATGATGGAATAGGAACTGGTATTAATTTGCCTAAACAAGGTGGTGATGAACTTCATAAAGAATCAAAACCACCCGCAAAGAAATGGTTTAACGGAGAGAGTTATTATACTTATCTTTGGAGTAAAGCCTCACCTTACAATTGGGATATTGATACTTTTAGTGGTGTACTTTGTGGAAAATTTGGCCAACTATATTGTTGGTGGTTAAGAAACCGTAAAAATGTAGAGCAAATTGCAGTTTATATTTTCTTATTCTTTATTGCTTATTCAGCAACACGAGGAGTGTCTGGAATGTTTAAGAATGATAAGTTAATAGAAAATACCCCATTAGAGCCACAAGGCAAGAAAGGCCGTAGACGAAATGCAAAGACAAAAGGTCGTAAGCATTTTGATCCCAGTGGTAGTTCTGAAAAAGGAGAAGTTGTCTTGTTAGATGAAACTGATCTTGATTTGGTAGAAAGTGATGTGACAGGTGATTATGTACCGCGATCATATGTTTCTACATGGGATGAAATTGATATGTTTAGTGATGATTTTGATGAAGAAGAGGAACGTCGTAAATTGAACGTAAAAATTAAATTAACTAAACAAGCATTTGAGAAGCGAGTAGCACAGCGAAAAGCTAAAGCTAAGCTTGTTGAAAAACTTAGTAAACAAGGAAAGCCTGAAATGCCATCCATGAAGGATGATGCATCCCTGCGTCGAGCAGTTTATCAATCAAAGCACCGAAAGATGGTAGCAACAATTGATGACTTACGAAAATTTAATGAGGAAAGTAAGCAAGCCTTTAAGGATGCTGAAAAAGCTGTGGCAAATAAAACTTTGAAACCGCAATCGTGGAAACCATCAGTGTTGGCTGTTGGTGTCTATAAAATTTACAGAGGAGATCAATATGTTTGTACCGGAACTCTGGTTTCAAACAAGATGATCGTTGTGTTGCATGCATTAGGCGAAGATACAACAATTAAATATTATGCTAAAAATAATACTCATTCAATTGAAATGAAAGGCAGTGATGCTCATATCTTGAATGCTGAGTTAGCATATTTTCCTGTAAATGGAATTTCTTCACCTTTCACAATAAAGAAGTTGAAAGTGTTAGAAGACGCGAGCATTGTTACAGTGTTTGGCTATGGTGGTGGCCAATGTACCGAACCTGATGCAACAATTGGGTTTGCTAGTCCTTTGGGCTGGTGTAATGCACGAACTCGCGATGGCGATTGTACTTCACCTGTACTTGAAAGTGATGGTAACGTTGTGGGTTTTTGGACTCACGGAAACGGCCATTTTGGGCGATTTGACCCTGTAACCGAAGAAATAATAGTAGGTTTTAGAAATTCAAGCACAAATAACCATGCCGGACTGGATTTTCGGTCGGGCCCCCTCTACCAAGCGAATTAGTTGAGAGGCCGTTCTGGGAACGGTATCCTTCTGAATTCAAAGAGAAGGATGGGGCCTCCATATTTACGGAGGACGTGTATCTTACGGAAGAACACGATAAATGGTTACATGAAGATTATTTTCCTGTAGTGGCCGCAATGAGAAGATTTCCGCGGTATAAAAATGCAAGGGATATGGACCCACAACTTAAGTGTTTTGTAGATGAAAAGAAAATCACAATACCTAGTGAATGGGGTTTACCAATTCCAAATCAGGAAGCTGCATACAAAGGGTTAGCAAAATATGCAAAGAACCTTTTGCCCTTATCAACAGAGGAAGTTGATGACATGAATAAAGCATGGGGGTTTACAAGAGCGCAGTTTGGTCTTTATATGGCAGAATCAAAGGTGCTGCCATTAGATGAAGCAATCTCTCATCTAGATATGTCCACTTCTAGCGGTGCCCCATTTAATGTGAGGTATCCAACTAAGAGGGAACTTTTCGAGAAGTTTCCTACATTTACAGAGTGGTTACAAGAAGATTGGGAACGTTTGGCGAATGATCCGGAATATACATTTATAGTTACGAATTCTCTTAAAGAAGAGATGCGTCCAGATGTGAAAATAGCTGAAAACTCAATTAGAGTATTTACAGCAGTAGCAGTGGACGGAACAGTACATGGAACACGCTTATTTGTTGATATGAATGAAAAGATGTATGATTCTCATTTGAGATCATCTTCCGCAGTAGGAATGAGTCCCCTTAAAGGAAATTGGGACCGTCTTTATCGCAAATTAAAACGTTTTAAGAAAGGCTATGCACTCGATGAGAGTCAGTATGATTCATCATTGCGAGCTTTCTTAATGTGGGGGTGTGCTCGGTTTCGCTGGGAAATGTTACGAATTGAAGATCGAACAGAAGCAAACTTACGCCGTGTCAAAACCTATTACCGAAATCTAATAAATTCAGTAATTTTAACTCCGGAAGGTGTGTTGGTAATGAAGAAAACAGGTAATCCCTCGGGATCTGTTAATACTATTGCAGATAATACATTAATATTATACACACTTTTGGCCTATGCATGGATCCGTTTATCAAAGAATGATGAAGACATGCTAGGATATGAAGCTTTTGAAGCTGAAACAGCTAAAGCCTTAGTAGGTGATGACAATACCTGGACAGTTTCTGATGAAGCCCATAAGTTTTATAATGCAACAACAGTAATTGCTGTTTGGAAAACTCTTGGGATAACTACCACAACTGATTCTATGGAACCACGTTCAGCAGAAGAATTAGATTTTCTGTCTGCTAAAACCGTCTTTTTAGATGGTGTTGCGATACCAGTTTATGAAAGGTCTAAGCTTATGGCAAGTCTTTTGTATGCACCACAAAAACATATAACACCAGCAACAACGTTGGAGCGAACAGCTGGAATGTTAACTATTGGGTGGAGTGATTTACCTTTTAGAAAATTTTGTCGTGATGTAATAGCTTGGTTAATAGATAAATATGATGAAGTGTTGGCGGAGGATGAAAGATGGAAATTGGCAAAATGTCAAATCCAACCAGATGCCATCTATTACAAGTTATACACTGGAAAAACGATTTTGTTGAGACCACAAAGTCTATCTGAAAACGCAAGAAAGATTATTAAGTCAGATAAAAAGACAATTATGTCGTCTCAAGGGGGAAAGAAACCTTTAAGAAAACGTGGTCCTAAAGCTAAGAAAGCAGGAAAGCCACGACGACGAAATCGAAATCGCACAAAGAATGGTCCACGTTCAATGAATGGACCATTTCAAGGAAAACAATCAATGCCACGTAGGCAAAGAGCTGGTTTAACAGCTAAAGGTAATACAAAAACCTTCCAACGTGGTGATCGTTCTTGCACAATTGTTGAGGACGAATATGTTGCTGAAGTTATAGGAGCTTCAACTGGAACAAATTTTCAAAATACAGCATACGCTATTAATCCAGGACAAGCAACATTGTTTCCTTGGTTATCAAAACAAGCAGCACAGTGGGAGAAGTATCACTTCAATTATTTGGAGTTTTATTATCAAAGGGAAGTTAGTGAATATGCCACTGCAGGTACAACAGGCAAAGTTATCTTAGCCGTTGATTACGATGCAAGTGATGCCCCTCCTGCTACAAAACAGCAGATGGAAGATACAGACCCACGTGTTGATGGTATGCCATCAGAAAATATTTCTTTGGTTTTGCCAGCTAGACGCATACATGCATTATACCCAACATTATTTGTGCGTCCTAGTGGTTTACCTGGCGGTTCAGATATTAAAACTTATGATGCTGGTAATTTAAATGTTGCCACACAAGGATTAGCCGCTAATACTGCTACATTGGGAGAATTGCGAGTTAGGTATAGTGTCACCTTCTCAGTCCCAGTTTTAGAGTCTTCTACAAAGGCTCCTGCAAATAACCAAGTTGCAGTTTATGTAGCTCAGGCTGAAGCAATTCCAACTACGCTCACCAATTATACTACATTATATAATCATAGCTCTATAGCTGGTTCATTAGGAATAACGAATACTAGTGGACAGTTCTTGTTGCCGGCTGGCAATTATTTGATTCATTCAACAATGAACTTTGAGTGTAGTGCAGCTGATTTATCATTGATTCAAATGACCCCTACATTAACGGGAGGAGCTGCAGTTTTGGGTGGATATGCTTTAGTACAAGAAACTTTTGCTACAAGTACAGAAATGGAAATTACAGGTGTTTGGTTTTACCAATCAGATGGAGTAACCACACTAGCAAATGTTGTCCAGGCCCAATTTTCTGGTGGTACCATGGCTTTGAGTGGAACTATTTTGTTCCAAGCCATTTAGATTTATTATTTAGTTAGTGTTGACTTAGCTTTTCAAGATGAAAGGTAATGTTTTAGCTTTTTACGAATAAAAGTGCAAAAAGTTATTTGTCGGACTGCTTACTTAAAGTAACCGAACCTTATCTGGTATTCTGAGGAAATCCAGGGCTTGCCGCGATCCCCGAGAAAAGCGGAACCATCTAGTAGGGTATGTACTCTAGAAAGTTAGTACTAATCATGTTTACTTCGTTAAGCGAGATTTAAAAACACGCGCCCGCCTTAACAGGACGTGTTCTTGATGTTAGTAGTCAAGATGATTTAGCCTTTATAAGTAAAGAGCAGATGGGATATCGCTACCATTTTAAAAATTGCGAGGTGATTGAACTAAAAATCCAGTTAATATGTTATATACAAACGTAGACAACTCCGAACTCGGTGTACCTGCCTAAGGGACCAGATCGGAAAAGTTGTGGGAATTGTATTATATGTGGGAGGACCTGTGGGAATAAAGTACCTAGGTTAGTACCTGTATGATATAGTACCTGATGAAGTACGTAGGTTAATGGTGTGGGAACGGGAACGTTGAGAGTGTCAATCGTTGCG